GTTTGAGCTGTACTGAAAATAGACGGCACCACCACCGCCGCCGCCCGCGGCGCCGCCAGCAGATCCTGCTCCGCCTGCACCGGCTGTTCCTGTAGCAGTTCCGTTTGCGGATGGGACTGGATTTCTTACATTTAGAGCCCCTCCTGCACCAGATCCATTTCCCCAGCCGCCGACTCTCCCCGTTCCGTTTGCGGAGTAGCCAAATGTAGTATCTCCAGTTTGTGCGGCCCCACCTCCAGACCCGCAAACGCCAGCCGAACCGCCAGCACCACCTAGTGCCCTCGTCATTCCATCTTCTGCTGTTCCAATGGCAGAGCCACCAGATCCTCCAACGCTGGTTGAGGTGTATGGGAATGTTGTAAATCCTTGGGTGGTCGCGCTTGCGGTTCCGACTTGTCCACCTGCGCCCCCGACAGTTCCAGGAAGATTGCCAATCCCATAAACGATAGTTGTCACCGTTCCAGCAGCGGTTCCGCCAGCCGGTGCACCAACGGCATCTACTGTCCCACCAATACCTCCGCCGCCCCCAGGAACGCTAATGTATGAACCAAAGTTTGTGGCTGCCCCAGCTGCTCCGTTTGCGCCGTTTTTGTCTGTAGTAGTAGACGCTCCATTGGCCTTCGTAAATGTCTGTGCAGTTCCACCTGCACCACCAGCACCAATGCCGACCGTAACTGTTCCAACGTTGCCAACATAAAGATTCGGTAGGAATGTCCATCTTGACGATCCGCCACCACTTCCACCCCAAGCGGCTGTGTTTCCAACGGCCGACACTGTTCTCAGAGAACCACCACCTCCGCCACCACCAGCACCGGCAACGACGACGCCGATCACATAGTTAACGGATGCAGGTCTTACCCACGAACCCGAAGAGGTGAATGTATCGGCGATGATGAATGACGAGGTACCTCCACCGCCCGTTGAAGTTTGCAGCAGGATGTTCTCAATCTGTACCTTCACCGTGCTCGTCACATTTGCCGCGCAGGTCAGCGTGAATGCAAGATCAACATACTGCGCGGATGCGCTAACGATGGCCGTACCCGAGGTGGTGAATCCGTTGATGCCCGTGAAGGCAACGTTGTCAGCCGCCGTGCCAATCGTGAAGCTTGACAACGAGACGCCTGCAGCGTCGTAGTACGTCGCCGAGAGCGTGAGGTTCCACTGGTTCGTGCTGGAGTAGGCATTCACCTTGGTCAGCGTGGCGTATGCCTTCTGGCGCAGGCTGATGCCAGAGTCGTTGAGGAGGTATGAGCGGGTCGTGAGCGTGAAGGCGTCGCTTGCAGAGCCAGCCGTCGGATTGAGTTCCACCGCGAAGGTCTGATCGGTCTCGTTGTAGAACATCTTTGCGGTGATACGCCCTTCGCTCAAGTCATCTGCAGACCAGAACGGCAGAGGGTTTGATCCGTCAACGATGGGATTCTCTGGGATGTTTGGGGTCAGGTTGAAGTTCGCGTTGGCAATGCCGTAGAGCGCCTGTGATCGAGCAGCCGATCCGAGCGGCGATGCGCCGAAGCTCGTGTCGCCGCTGACCACAACGTTGCCGGAGTCGTCAAGAATCCCGTTGACGGCCTGCGGAATGATGCGCTTGCTATCTGAACCAAACTGCATTAGAAGCCCCCTCCGATTGCCCCAACGACATTGGGTGACTTTGCATTGAAGGTAATCTTAATACGCTGCGTGAAGGAGCCAGAATCCAGTGACCAGTCCACCTGCTCAACTCGATACATCCCGCTCAACCCAAGTTGCGAGCAGGTCACCTCGACGTACTGCCCCGGCTCCCAACGCGGCACGAGCGCAAAGGTAGAGACACCAGTCTGCGCGTAGCCGCCCATAAATCCGTATTTGTTGAACGACTGCGTCCCGACACCGTAGAGCTCAAACTCGCCCGTGAGGAGTGGCTTATGCCGATCAAGGAAGAACGCCTTAGATGCACGCAGGACCTGCTGCGCTGCGTTCTGGTTGCCTGTCGGGAACTCCACAATGTCATCAAGCACTGGTGCGCCTGCACGCAGCGTGTAGCCAGCATCGGTGTAGGAATAGACGGACGAGATTGACCCGCCCTCGGTGTCGTTCGTGTAGAAGAGCGCGCTCTTCGTCATCTCGTGATCCCAACTGACATTCAACGAGAACGGCGCCAGAGTCGCCTTCGCAGTGGTGGTGTTTGGCGTGCCGGCGCCCGTGGTGATAATCGAGTACGGGGCTGTGGCGTAGGTCGGCTGTGAGGCCGCATCTACTAGCCGATAGTTCAGCCGTCCCGCGAGATCAATGTAGTAGCGCCGAGCCTTGCCGTCTTGACCTGAGAAGGTTTCGGCGATTGAGTCTAGGGCTGCCCGCAGGGAGCCGCTAGAGATCGCAAGCCCAGTTGCCGACTGAACTGTTCCAGACGCCACAATCTGCGTGACGTCGCTGGTAGAGAGCACGCGCTGCACTGCAGGGTCGCTCGACTTGTATTGATTGACGATACCGAGGATCTTCTCGACCGCAGCCTGCTCGGTCTCTCCGCCAATAATCGGCACCGTGGTCTGGCTTGCCCCCGATGGCGGCGTGATCCCAGCCTCTCCTTGGAATGTTCCACCAGAGAATGACGCTGGCCACGTTGTCACTGCTCGTGGAAGTTTGATGCGAAGCACCGTGGCACTGACCCGGAGCACCTGATTCTTACTGAAGGTGGAGTTCACCAAGGCTTGCACCGCAGCGATGCTGCAGGTAATGCCCGCAAGCGTGATCGTATCTTGGCTATTCAAGCCGTGCGCCGCAGCTCCGCTGATCTCAATTTGGTTCGTGCTGCGACCGTATCGAGTAACCGAGGTAAGCGCAACCGCCGTGTCGCCCGTGGCGTTCGTACCCGTCTGGGCATAGGTGAATGTCGTTGCGGTCGGCGTGCTTGCAATCGTGAATGTCCCATTGAACGAGGTGCCCGCACCGCCGTTGACGCCAGAGATCTTGACGCGCTGACCCACGCTGTAGTTGTGGTTCTCTCGGGTGGTGACCGTGACGACGTTCGTGGCTCGCACAAACGATCCAGCCCCATTGGGATTCTTCGCGCTGACTGGGAGCCCAGGCACGATGAGTTTCTCTAGCAGCCGGTTGGCATTGATAAAGGTTGCTTGACTGCTGGTCCCAAGACCAGAGCCAGAGAGCTCCGAGTTCACTGAGGAGAGCATCCCGAGGAAGAGCACGTCGGAACTGTCCGATGCTGGCGTGGTGCCCGTGTCTACCTTCACCAATCGGATGCGTGTCTGGTCTGGCACAAGGTTGAACCACGGTCCATCGGAGAGCGTGATGTCTTGGTAGATCTGCACATTGAGTTCCTCGCTGGAGCCGTCTCCCGTGGCGCTCATTGCAATGTTGTCGAGGGCGATGTAGAGCGCAGAGTTGCGCGCGGTGCCTGAATAGTTCAGGAGTGGATTCATTAGGTCAACCGAGATCACCGCCGAGCTCACGGTTGCAGTGCCGGCTGTTCCTGCGGCCGTGTAGGTGAAGGCACTGCCAGAGGTTGTAGTGATCTGGTACATCCCGTTCATCGAGGTTCCCACCGCGGTCGTCGCTCCAGCCATCTGCACATAGGCACCGCTGACCATCCCGTGTGGGCTTGAGGTAGTTACCGTCACCGTTGAGCCAACACGGACGGCAGATGCAATCGGCGCTAGGTCAACCAGCAGTTGTAGCGGGACGACGGATGGCATCGGTTACCTCGCTGTTGCGCGTGACGGAACCTGTGTCCTAGATGCTTGCGAGACAACCGAGGACGCCTTGGTCACTGCGCCCTTGCCGACGGTCAGGGTGGTGTTTACAGAAGTTTGTCCAGCCTTACCAGCCTGTGCCTGCGCGATCATTGCGGGCGTCAATCCTGACTGTGCAATTTGAGTAACGCCAAGTGCCTTCAGACCAGTGGCAAGGGCAAAGGGCAATGCCGCTGCTGCCGCAACTGTCCCTGCGCCAAATCCCCCGACGGCACCTGCGGCTCCAGCAGCACCAGCTCCTGCTGCTGCAAGGGCACCAG